GCGTTTCAGTTGCAGCCACTGATAGCACGCAGTTGGCTTGCTGGTGGTCGATACGCTTTGCGTCGGCACTTTCAGCTACATGCTTCTGACCTAGCAGCTTTGTAACGCCAAGATGCGAGATTTCATTTTCCAGGCGATCAAGTAAAGCTGCTTGCGCCGCAAAAGAGCCGGCGTCACACTGGACCCAGTACGCTTTACTGCCGATATTCATTCTGATGGCATAATTCTGCCCCGTAATCGCCTCGTTATTATCGTAATCCTCTAGCACCAGCAAGCCAATAGCAGCGATATGCAACGAATGCAGAAGGTCTGCTAGGCGCCGGTAGTGAGCGATATTTAGATGCGCAACGTCAGACAGTGGGGGAGTAGCGCATAAATAGCCCTCTTTCTCGGCATAGATATGCACTAAAGGAATATAATCGAGAGGAGTAAAGCCAATGTCACCTATTGTTTTATTTGACTCAAACACTTCATAAGCGCCAGGGACAAGAACGCGAGCGACAAAAACGTACTCTTCCCCGTAGGCGCCCTTAGCAACTTTGCGCTCTTCCTGATAGCGAAACGTTGTTAGCTTTGCGCCAGGATCGTCACTTTCTCGCCGGCTACCTAAATACTGCCATGGATCAACCGGCACAAAGTATGGGCGCAATGGTTTGATTTGATCGTTAGCAGATTGCGCTTCGCGTTTTTCTGCATCGACAACTATTGACGACATGCCATAAGTAAGCGCAACTTCTAGCCGCTTTAGAGCGAACAGATCCAATGAAGTGCCGTCACCGTCAACATCTTTCCTAAACTCCTCTTCCCAATATGGATCACCGCCTTCTAGTTTAATCATCTTACGCATAACCATGCCGGCTGCGTTATGAATTAAGCGCTTTGTAAATGGCGCTAAAACAGAAAGATTAACGCGAGTCTTCCATGGGTCAATCTTGGTCTTGGGATCTTCTTGCTCTCTTGGTTCACGCGGCAGGTAGATATGTGCATTTGCATGTAAATACTCAGTCCCCTTTGTGACGGCTTGCATTATCTCCCACTTTTGCTGCATTCGCCTATTTATGTCGTCCATATAAAATGGACTATCTACGTCTATGTAGTTTGGTAGCGATATTTTTCTGGTTGCTAGGTTCATTGCGGCAAAGCGTTTGCCAGTAGCCTAGCCTGCCGGCGCCAGGATGCACGGGTTACAGTCGGTGGATAAGATCGAGTCTCCATGGCGACAGCTACTGCCCCTACGGGACTTCGCCCAAGTGGCGACATTGTAGTAGGTAAAAACCGGCTTTCTCTGCGGCCAATGCAGGGGATGATTTTTAATGATCGACGCCGTTTTCGTGTTGTCTTAGCTGGCCGGCGTGGCGGAAAGACGGTGCTAGGGGCAATCGAAATGCTGCGCGGCGCTAGTGAGCGCAAGGGCAATTACTATTATGTTGCGCCAACGTATCGGATGGCAAAAGAGATCGCTTGGGATACTTACAAGAGTATTATTCCCGAACGTTGGATAAGAAAGAAAAACGAATCAAACCTTAGAATAGATTTAATTAACGGATCTTGCATCTACCTTAAGGGTTCTGAAGATCCAGATGCTTTGCGCGGTCCTGCATTAAGTGGAGTAAATTTAGACGAATGCGCTTTTCAGACGGAATATACATGGAGATCAGTTATCCGTCCTGCACTTTCTGACCGCAACGGCTGGGCGCTCTTTACTACCACTCCATCGCCTGAAGGCACCGCAGGTTGGTTCTACGAAACAATCTTGCTTCTACAGAATGCTGACATGGCCGATCCTGGCCTGGAGAGGCTTGACCCTAAGCAATGGTCATTATATGAGTACACATCCTTGCAAGGCGGCAACATTCCAGCATCCGAGATTGCAGAAGCCAGAAGAACGCTAGCGCCTGAAGTGTTCGAGCGCGAGTACGAAGCGAAGATACTATCAAATACGGGTCTTGTGGTGTCATGTTTCTCGATGGATAATATCGACTCAACGATTGAAGACGATCCAAGGTTGCCGCTATATGTTGGAATGGACTTTAACAACGATCCGCTTACTGCTATTTGCGCAAACATTATTAAGGTAAACGGCAGAGTAACGGAACTGCGAATCTTTAATGAGCTAAACCTAAAGGGTGCTACCACTTGGGACATGGCAGGGGTGTTAATTGATCTGTATGGCGGCGACTGCTGGAAAAATGAGGATGGTTATGGATTTGCCGAAACTCGCCGCCGTATTATTGCCTGTCCTGATCCAACCGGCAAAAGGAAGCAAACGTCTGGTATTGGCGTCAGCGATCATCAGATCCTAAGAAAAGCCGGAATTACTGTTTTTGCCCCTGAAGCGCCCTATAACACCGCTGACAAGATTCGATCTGTGAACGCAGCATTGCGCACGGCAGACGGGGAAGTGCATGCTAAGATTCATCCGCGTTGCCGGGAGCTAATAAAGTCGTTTCGTACGCTTGGTTACGCTGAAGGAACAAGAATGCCAAACAAGAAACTTGGCGTCGATCATGCTTTCGACGCCTTTGGGTATCTGTGTTTAGGTAAATTTAACCTTGCGAAAGGCGAATCGGGTACTGTCACCACTCACCAGATATACTGATTCTCTATATTTTGCTTTTTTCTGCAGATTCTGCTGGTGGTAGTCGAGCAACTGGTTCCCGCCTCGGCCAGGAAAACCGCCAGCCTTCGACTTCTTGCTCAGGCGGTTGTATCGTATGCCATAACTTCTTGCAGCATTCACAACGCCGCCGCCTTACCCGGCTGCCGCATACCATGTAGCGCGTTTCGACAACGATTACGTTAACCGAGCCGCAGCCAGGATCGGGGCACTTAATTCTGTTGCTGCGACTTCCCATTAGTGCCACTCAGCATCGGGGCCAGCGCAGTAGCCTTTAGAGTGAAAAAGATTTTGAAGTTCGCCTACAAACGAGTCCAAGTCTTTTTCGAGTCCATGGTTATCGCAATAAAGTTCAGCGTCGTAGATGGTCAGTTCCATCGAATCCTTGCTTTCCAGGGGCTTGCGCTGCCGTGCGTCAACCCAAATAACGCAATCAAATAATCTAGCTTTGCGGCAAGCATTAAACTCGTCCCGCTTTCGCATCCCAACGTACATATCGTAACCACGCTCAAGCATGGTTCGAGCCGTTCGTGTTTTGTCGGGAGTATTGTAAGCGGAGATTAAATCTGCCCATGTTTTTCGATGATTAACTCTATCCGCAAACATTTCCTCAAAAGTATGGTAGCGCTGGCGACCCCAAGTGGGCCAAATACATTCTTGTCCGACAAAAACTGAAGAAGAGGTAAACGCCAGGTCCATTCTGTCGCGGATTTTTTTGGCAAGGGTATCTTTGCCGTGACGAGCATGGCCGATAATAAGCAATTTAGGCTTGCGGCGTGAAGGATTCATAACTTTAACCCTTTGATGCGGTGACGGTTGCATCGTTATTATACCTGCCGGTGACGGCGTAAGAGCGCCTAGGTTCGGAATCCATCGTAGAAAACTTCATCTGCCCAATTTTCATACCTGGATAAATGCCTATCGGCCAAAGTTGGCGAACATTTTTAAGCTCAAGTGTCAAGCGCGAGCCGTGCCAGCCGGGATCGCAAAAACCGGCCATCAAATGCTGTAATCCACTCCTTGCGCGAGAAGATTTAAGGATAAATTGGCCTTCTAAGTCGTTGGGAATGTTGAAAAACTCTTCAGTTTCAGCCAAGAAAAACTGTCCTGGCACTATGAGATAAGGATTTTTCTCTGTGTATTTAGCGATTGAAACTAGCACCATCTCTGGGCTTTCCACTGATTCGATCATAATGTTGCTGCCCAAGCGCAGGTCAAGCGACGCTGGGTTAAGCAATGCAGGATCATACGGAGTGACCATGCCAGCCATGCAGCGTTCGTGGATCTGCCAGTCAGCGAGAGTGCCCATGATGCGTTGATTGTTGCAGCGTCATTCTATCACGTTGCTTGCCGGCAAGGGATGAGGTATGATTGAGCCATGGAACGCCCCCGCGAGTTTACGATGGTCCGGCACAACGGCGAGATTGGCTGGAAGCTGCCATATTCCTACAAACTGTTACCATCTTCTGCAACGGCTGGCGTTGTTGTCGTTGATCCGGCAGGAGTGACACATCTTGTTGCCCGCAAGACGCTGACGCTGCGATGATTGTGCTATGATTGATGAGTGATCAACAGCGAGTTATCGTGACCGCAACTTCGCCCAGGTTCCCTAACCCTCTCGATATCAAGTGGCAGTCTCAAAACGATAACGCCAGCGGCACTGGTTATCGAGAGTGTTTCAGCTCTAGCTGCGCTATGCTGGCCATGTTTTACGGCAAGGTTGCCAACGATGATGTCTATAACAGTATTCGGCAAAGGTATGGGGACACCACCGATGCTGAAGCTCAACTTAGAGCCTTGCGCTCGCTAGGGCTGGACGCTAATTTTAGAACTGACGGAAATCCCAAGACTATTGAAGCTGAAATTAACGCTGGCCGACCTGTTGCCGTGGGCTGGCTGCATCAAGGCAACGTTAGCAACCCTGTTGGCGGCGGCCACTGGAGCGTGATTGTTGGCTACACTTCTACTCATTGGATTCAGAACGACCCTAACGGCGAAGCCAGGTTGATTCAGGGTGGTTATACTGCTAATTACAACGGCTACCGTCAAAACTACAGCCGCAAAAACTGGAACTCTCGCTGGATGGTTGGTGGCACTGGTGGATGGATGCTTACTTGCAGGCCATAAACGCAACTCCTACCCCGGTTGCTTGTACGCCAACTTATACGCTAGTTTGTACGCTGGCGTATTTTTGTATGTGGGTATATTGTTTTGGGAGAATGTTGGGGCGGGATATTATATTGGGAGAATACTGGTGCGAGATGGGAGAGGTATGGGCACCCCCTCCCCGCTATGCGAAAACCGCAACCCTGCCCCC